AAATCCAGCGGCGAAAAGACAGAGAAAACCTTCAGCGTTCCGGTGATGATTTATCGCGACATTTTCAGCGAAGGTGAGAAATATCAGCCTGGTGACAGCGTTACCTGGGGCGGTTCTGTCTGGTATTGCTGCGAAGAGACGGCTGATAAGCCTGGCGAATCAGGCTCAAAAGGCTGGAAGCTGGCCGTCAAACGCGGCCGTGATGCGAGGGTGAAACCATGATCGCGCTGGTAACACTTGATGAGGTCAAGTCCTATCTCCGTATTGATAACGATGCCACGGATGCTGAGCTGCAGGGGGCAATTTATCAGGCAAGTGCAGTGATTTTAGATTACGTGAAGGGTTCCCGCTCACTGATTATTGATGATGATGGCGCGGTAATTGAAGGCGAGGCACTGCAAAGGGTTAAACGGTCTACCCTGATTCTGGTCGGAATTTTTGACAGGGTTAAAAATGGTGAGGAGGAGCAGCGATATGCTCATGGATATCTTCCCTTTAGCGTCACTGCATTCATATACACCCTCCATGCCCCAACCATTGTTTGAGGATGAGCTTATGACTACGGGTCTTGAAGCTGGCCGATTAACACAGCGAATTACCCTTCAGGTAATAAATCATTCAACGGGACCACTGGGAGAGCCGTTGCCTGGCATTCCTGTTGATATGGCGAAAGTCTGGGCTGCTGCCGAAATGGTGTCGAATCGGAAAATACGCACACTGGACCAGCAGCAGGTTGTGGAAACCTGGCATTTCACCATTCGGTCTGGCGGCCCAGCCGTTACGACCGACTGGAAAGTAAGATGGAAGGAGGCAAATTATACCGTTGTTTCAGTGGATCACAGCCGGACAGATCGGCTGGTTCTAAAAGCCGAAAAAGACGCACGACATGATTGAAAATGCCATTCGCAATTCACTCGTTATCCTTTCTGGCCTGCCGGTTTACCCATTGTTACTGCCCGACCCTGTACAGGAAGGGGTTACTTTCCAGCGGATATCCGATCCAGAGGTGGATGGTGGGTTAGTGCGCACTGGATTGGTAGCGGGGCGGTTTCAGGTTTCAATGTATCGGGTCAATGAATACACGGCACTGCTGGAGCTAGACCGTACAATCTGGAATGCCTGGAAGGATATTCAGCACGGGGTAATAGCCGGTTATCCAGTCCAGTACGTCCAGCGCGGGGGGATTGTTCAGGACTGCACAACATTGACGAACAATAGCGTGCAATATCGACTGGCGAGGGACTATATCGTTTACTTCTTCGAGAGTTCATCATGATAAATATGCAAGTCACTGGGCTGGCAGAGCTTGAGCGCAAGCTTATCGAACTGGGGAAGAAAGCAGGCACAAAGGTATTGCGAGATGCCGGGCGTGCTGCTCTTGCGGTGGTCGAGGAGGACATGAAGCAGAATGCGGGTTATGACAATACCGCTGCAGGCCCTCACATGCGAGACTCCATCAAAATCCGCTCTACAACCCGCGCTCGTGGCAATGCCGTAGTGGTTTTACGCGTTGGCCCGAGCAAACAGCATTATATCAAAGCGCTGGCGCAGGAATTTGGCACGGTTAAGCAAGTGCCTTCACCCTTTATTCGCCCGGCACTGGATTACAACAAGGCGAAAGTCCTTCGCATTCTGGCGGTTGAAATCCGCGATCGCATTTTAAACAACGGGTAGCGTCCGCTGCCATTTATCTGAGAGAGAAAAAACATGGCTGATAACAAAACTTCGCCGGAATACGCGATGCTGCCTGCGGGTACCGTGGTTAAGTATGGTCCATCCGGCGCTGAAGTCTCCGCGATGAAACCGCTGATTAACTGTAAGGCGCTGGGCGCTACCGGGCAGACGGGCAGTTTCGTGGACTGCACCACGCTGATTGATACCAGCAAGCAGTTTATTTCCGATCTGCCTGAAGGCCCTGAAAAGTCGCTGGGCTTCATTGACGATCCGTCAAACGAAAATTTTGCTGCCTTCCTGAACGCGGCTCAAAACCGTGAAACGGTTCAGTTCTACGTTGAGCTGCCAAACGGTCGCACCGCGAATATGATTCTGGCGCTTTCTGGCTGGCAGATGAATGAAATCACCGCGCCAGCGAGCGAAGTTATTCAGATCACCGTCCAGGGCAAACAGAACAATATTGTCTGGGGTACCGAAGCAACATCGTAATCACCAGTGCCACGCATAACTGCCGCTTTCGGGCGGCGAATTAACCCCACATGGAAAATAAAAAATGACCGAAAATAATGATTACGATATTTCGTCACTGAAATCAGCGCTGCTGAAATCAGGTAATACCGCCACCGAGACGACTCTATTCGGGGCTAAGGTTTTTCTGCGCAGGAAGTCTGCCGGGGAGCTTATCGACTATGAGGAGGCGCTTGATAAGGCCTATGTCGAAGGTGACGTGCGTAAATCCTCAGAACTCAGCGTTCAGTTGATTATTGACTGCCTGGCAAATCCTGACGGTAGCGCGATTTCCCCTGAATACCTTCCCACTGCTGCAGAGCTGATTAACGCGCACGATAATCCCGCGCTCCTTGAAGCCATTGAGAAGGTGAAGAAGCACGCGATCGGCAAACTGGAAGATGCGGAAAAAAACTAAGCAGCTCGCCCTGGCTTGAGCTGATTTTCTGGCTGGCCGATCGCTGGGGCGAGCCTGACCCCGCAAAAATTGCCGCCTTGCCCGTCGATACGCTAAATCACTGGAAGGCATTCTTCATCAGGCAGGGTGTGCTGGCACGCGCCGAAACTCAGCCTGAAGACACATCCCATAAGGCAAAACCATCCCCACCTGAACCCACGCGGACCGCTGACCGGAGTGTTAACGAGCAGTGTAACGCGGTAATGAGAGCGCTAATGTAATGGCTGATGTTGCTTCGCTTGCGGTCGGGCTGCACCTTAACGCGGCCAATTTCAAATCTCAGTTAATTGGCGCATACGGCGATGCTGACAAGCAATCCCGGCAGTTCAACCGCAAGGCGCAGGATGATGCCAAAAAAACTGAGGATGCTTACAAACGGATCAGTTCTTCAGTGACGGGCCTTGCCGGGCGGCTGGCAGGTCTGGCAGGTGTTGGTCTGTCGCTCGGCACAATCATCCAGACTTCCCGGCAGTATGGTCAGGCTCTGTCTGACCTCTCCGCGATCACCGGTGCGACCGGGACCCAGCTTAAGGCGCTGGATGAAGCCGCACAGCAGATGGGGCGTACTACTGAGTACAGCGCCAGCCAGGCGGTTGAAGCTCTGAAGCTGATGGCCTCTGCCAAGCCTGAACTGCTGGAAACAGCTGACGGTCTCACCCGGGCGACTAACAGCGCTCTGGTGCTGGCTCAGGCTGCTGGCAGCACCTTACCCGATGCAACCAAAACGCTGGCGCTTTCACTGAATCAGTTCGGGGCCGGTGCGAATCAGGCCGATCGCTATATCAACGTTCTGGCCGCTGGCGCGAAGTATGGCGCATCGGAAATTAACGATACTGCGGCCGCCATCAAAAATGGCGGCGTGGCAGCTGCGCAGGCAGGTATCGGATTTGAAACGCTCAATGCTGCGATTCAGGTCCTGGCATCGCGTGAAATCAAAGGAGGTGAGGCAGGCACAGCTTTGCGCAACGTCATCCTCAATCTTGAAAAGGGCACGGATAAATCGCTTAAGCCATCAGTGGTCGGTTTAAGTCAGGCGCTTGGCAACCTCGCAGGTAAGAACCTGTCCACGGCGCAGGCCGTGAAGCTTTTCGGCGTGGAAAATCTTAATGCCGCATCTATCCTGGTGGATAACCGCAGCAAGCTGGACGAACTGACCAAGTCGCTGACGGGAACTCAGACAGCGCATGAGCAGGCCGCCATTCGCGTGAACAACCTCAACGGCGATTTGATGGGCCTTACCAGCGCCTTCGAAGGATTGATCATCAAAGTGGGGCAGTCTGGCACCGGGCCATTGCGCAGCGGCGTTCAGGGCATTACGGACGCCATTAACGGGCTGACGGATAATTTCAATACCGTTGCATCTGTCGCGCTGTACACGCTTATCCCTGTGCTGTCTACGAAACTGACCGCCGGGCTTCGCGGCAACATTTCTGCCTGGGTGGATAATCAGAAAGCAGTAAGAAATGCAGCGCTGCAGCAGGCCGATATCGCCAAGAAAACGATTGAAGCTGCGCAGGCTACGCGGTTACAGGCTCAGGAAGAGGCCCGTTACTACGCCACGCGTTCTGCGGCTAATAAGGCAGCAGGTCTCAACGTCAGTTATCAGCAGGAGCAGGTTGCTCTGAGCCGTCAGATTCGCGAATCCCGAATTGCTGAGGCTACCGCTACTGCCAGCCTGGCCGCTGCTAACACGCGGCTTTCAGTAGCATCCCGTGCGGCATCAGTAGGCATAGGGCTCGCGCGCGGCGCGTTGTCTTTGATTGGTGGCCCGGTCGGTGCGGCAATGCTGGCGGGTTCTGCGCTGCTCTACTTCCATCAGCAGGCGAAGGATGCGCGTCAGTCCGCTATTAACCTGAAAGATGCCGTGATCGAAACCACCGCCGCACTGATGCAGCTTTCCGATAAACAGCTTTCGGTCAAGCAGCTCGACCTTCAGGACCAGTACGAGAACCAGGTTACTCAGCGTAACCAGTTGATGAAGGAAATTCAGGACGCTAACAGCCGCATCGGTGACCTGAAAGGATTTGACCCATTCGGCCAACTGTCTGGCGTTCAGAAAGATAAAACCCGCGCCGAAGCCGATCTGGAATCAGTCAATAAAGGGCTGCTCACTACCAAAGACAATATGGAAAATGTCGGTAAGGCGCGCTTCCTCGTTCAGACCGGTATTGCTGATTCTGCGAAAAACCTGCAAAACGACGTTAAGGCGCTGACGGACGCCACTGCTGGGGCAGGTAAGGGAGAAAAGTCACCCTGGTCGGGCGAAGACCCCGGCAAAACTGATAAGAAAGGCGCTCAAGCGCTGAAGCAATATGAATCGCTGCGCCGTGAAATTGAGGAAGCCAACGCAACCAGCCTGCAAAGAATTAACCTTCAGGAGAAAAATTCACGGGACAAGTTGATTAAAGAGGCGAAAGCGTCAGGCACCAGTCAGGGTGATTTGCAGAAAACATTACTGCTTAACGCTGAAAACTACCAGCGTCAAAGGCTGGAGCTGGCAGGCAAGTATGCCCCTGAAAAGGATGTCATCCGGCAGGCCAGACAAACCAGCCAGGAGCTGAAAGGCCTGTACGATGCCCGCCTGCTGACCGAGAAAGAGTATCTGACAGCCAGGATCACGCTATCCCAGAACAGCACCAAAGAACTCCTTCAGGCGCAGGCAGACGCACAGGCAGCCCCAAGGATGAACATCGCTGGCGAAGTAGACCCGGTTGCCAGATTGCAGAATCAGCTGGTACAGCAGCAGAGCCTGTATGACGCTTATTACACTGCTGGAAGCCTCAGCAAGGAACGATATGAAGCCCTGATGCAGCAATCATCCCAAGAATCCGCTGATGCCCAGTATCAGGCGGCGCTTAATCTCTACAGCGGACAAAGCAGGCTGCATAAGGGATACATCAGCCTGATTGATTCAGTACGCGAGCGCACCACCAACGCCCTGACCGGGCTGCTGACTGGAACGCAGTCATTTAAGGAAAGCATGGCAAACATGTTCTCTTCCCTGGCTCAAACCATCATTTCAAGCCTGGTGGATATGGCCGCTCAGGCCATTCTGACCAAAACGATTTTGTCAGCGTTCATGGGATTTGGTGGTGGCGCGATTGGTGGCGCTGGCGCATCTGCATCAGCGGGAAGTACTGGCGCAATGGGGTTAAGCACCAGTTATACGGGATATGACGAGGGTGGATATACTGGAGACGGTGGGAAGTATGAGCCCAAAGGCGTGGTGCATGGCGGTGAGTTTGTTTTCACCAAAGAGGCGACCCAGCGTATCGGCGTCAAAAACCTTTACGGCATGATGCGGGGTTACGCTGATGGCGGGCTTGTCTATCCGGCATCATCATCTGGCAGCGCTTCGGCATCTGCCCAGGGTAATCCGACTTACATTCAGGTTGATGCGCCCGTAACGATTATGCAAAGCGCCGATGCTGCTGGCGATACGGGGTACAAGGGTACTGCCAACGTTGCCACACAGATTAAATCGATGGTTCAGACAACGATCACAGAACGTTTGAGCAAGGAGTTTTCACCGGGCGGCCTGTTATATGGCAGAAGGGGATAAGGGCAATGGCGACAGATACTTTTGAATGGCCGGTAAGGATCAGCGGCAGTGAGCAAATCACCGTTTCAGCACTTATGGCGCAGTTTGGAGATGGTTACAGGCAGGTTGCTGAGAACGGCATTAACTCGGCTTCAGAGACCTGGAACCTATCAGTAAACGGCCAGCGTGATGAAATGGCAGCTGTTCGCACCTTCCTGAAAAATCACGTCATCCGCTCGTTCTGGTGGGTAAACCCGTGGGGTGAAAAAAAGCTCTACAGGGTGAAAACGGACTCGATAAACCCAAAGTTTATAAACAAAGGTTTTGTGGAAATCACGTTCACGTTTGAACAGGCATTTGCACCCTGAAAATGGTGTGTTAAATTAATTGCTGTGGAATTCTGGAAGGATACATGTGCCTCTCCTTAGCAGGAAGAGTGAAAGAAAGCGGAGGATAGCTCCCTTCCCGGCATGTAATCACCAGGTTCCACACCTGACAAAAAGGTCTGCATTGCGCAGGCCTTTTTTTATGGGTGAAATATGAGCTTTACGCAGGACATACAGCAGCTGGAGCCGGGGAGCATTGTTCAGCTTATCGAAATTGATGGCACTGAATTTGGCCTGGACAGAATATTCAGGTTCCACGCGTACAATATCAACGCTGAAGGCTGGAAGTCGTTTGCCGCAGAGAACCTCCCGTCAATCATCTGGCAGGGTAATGAGTACGACCCACACCCTTATGAGCTGAAGGGGATGGAGCTTTCCAGCGCAGGCGCGCAGCCAACACCCAGCCTGTCCGTGGGTAACGTTGGCAATCTGGTTACTGCACTCTGCCTTCAGTACCAGGACCTTGTTAAAGCGAAAGTCCGGATCAGGACAACCCTGCTTAAATACCTTGACGCGGCTAACTGGGAGCAGGGCAACGCCAACGCAAATCCGAAGGAAGAGCGCGTGCAGCTCTTCTATGTTAACGCCAAGACGGCTGAAACCCGCGTGCAGGTCGACTTCGAACTCTGTACGCCCTTCGACGTTCAGAATCTTCAACTCCCCACCCGGCAGATTACGCCGCTCTGCACCTGGTGCATGCGCGGCTTGTATCGCACGGGTACGGGCTGCGATTACAACGGGACGAATTATTTTACTAAGGACGGCACGCCAACCAGCGATCCATCTAAAGATGAGTGCGGCGGGCGACCAGCCGATTGTACGGCTCGTCATGGCGAAGGTCAGCCGCTACCCTTCGGGGGGGTTCCGGCGGCAAATTTACAAGGGAAATAACCATGCGTGAAAAATTACTTACTGCAATCAGAGAGCATGTCATTGCGGAGTATCCGCGTGAAGCCTGCGGCGTTATCGTGCTGCAGGGCAGGAAACAGGTTTACATCCCCTGCCGCAACGTTTCTGAAAAGCCGGAGGAAAGCTTCACGCTGTCGCCTGATGACTACATCGCCGCCGAAAAGCAGGGCGAGATTCTGATGATTGTGCATTCCCATCCCGATGTTGCGGTGCTTGTGCCTTCAGAGACTGACCGAATCCATTGCGATCACTCCGGGCTGGAGTGGGGGATTATGTCCTGGCCTGACGGTGACTGGTGCACGCTTTCGCCCCGCTGCGATCGTGACTATGTAGGCCGCCCGTGGGTGCTGGGTCACGCTGACTGCTGGTCGCTTATCATGGATTACTATCGGCGCGAGTACGGCATAACCCTGCGTAACTGGTCGGTAGATTATGAGTGGTGGAACGAGGGACGGGAAAGCCGGTATGACGACAACTGGCAGGATGAAGGGTTCGTTGAGGTGCCACTCGCAGAAATGCGGCCCGGTGACATGATTATGTTCCAGTCTGGCGCACCCGTCACTAACCATGCGGCCCTGTACCAGGGGGACAACATCATGCTGCATCACGGGCAGAGGAACCTTTCTAACAGGGTTCCAATCGGCGCTTACTGGCGTGAGCGGATTGTCAGGGTAGTCAGACACAGGGAGCTGATTAATGCTTAAAACCATGGTCCTTAAAGGCGTGGCGGCAAAGAAATTTGGCCGCATTCACCGCTTCAACGTTGAAGACCTGAGCGAAATGCTTAGGGCTATGTGTTCCCAGGTGCCGGGGTTCAAAAAGTATCTGGCCACTGCTCACCATGACGGCGTTCAGTTCGCGTTCTACCGAAGCGGGGAGAACATCGGCGTACAGGAATTTAACATGTGCTCCACCGCCGTTGAATTCAGCATGGTTCCGATCCCGCAGGGTTCCAAACAGCTCGGCGCGCTGCAGGTGGTCATTGGTGCCATTGCCCTTGTTGCTGCCTTCTTTACAGCTGGCGGGAGCATGGCCGCCTGGGGGGCTACGCTGGCGGGAACAGCTGGTGCTGCAACGGGTACCGCTGCAGTCGCTACCGTGGCTCTGACAGGGTTAGGTCTGTCAATGGCGCTGGGTGGGGTGGTTCAGATGCTGACGCCGCAGCCCAGCTACAGCATCGGTGCATCATCAAGCACTGACAATAAGCCGAACTACGCTTTCGGCTCGCCTGTAAACACCGTGGCAATGGGCTATCCGGTGCCTGTCCTGTACGGGCAGCGGGAAATCGGTGGTGCGATTATCAGCGCGGGAAGTTTCACCAGCGATCAGCAATAAACATTATTCAGTGAATATCAGCCACCTTCGGGTGGCTTTTTTTATGGGTGCGATATGCAAATTACCAATGGAGTGGAATTTATTCATGGCAGGAAAGGGGGCGGTGGCACACCCCACACACCTTACGAACAGCCTGATGACCTTCTTTCCACCGCAAAACTTAAAATGCTTCTGGCTGTCGCTGAGGGTGAAATCGAAGGCGAACTGACTGCTCAGGATATTTTGCTGAATGATACTCAACTGGCAAACGACGATGGCAGCTACAATTTCACTGGCGTTGTATGGGATTACCGCAAGGGCACGCAGGACCAGACCTATATACAGGGCATGCCAGAGATTGATAACGAGCTGGCAGTCGGCATCGAGGTAAAACAGAATACCCCGTGGACCCGTCAACTGACTAAGCTGGACCTTGACGCCGTTCGCATAAAACTGAGCCTCCCACGCCAGTATCTTTATAAAGATAACGGGGACATGGTGGGCACCGTTACCGAATACGCTATCGACCTGTCGACAGACGGCGGCGCGTGGAAGGAAGTGGTAAAGGCGAGTTTCAAAGGTAAAACAACGTCTGAGTACCAGCGCGATCACCGCATCAATCTGCCCAGGGCAACTTCACTCTGGGCAATCCGCGTGCGCAGAATCACACCGGACTCCCAGACGCCCAGCAAGCTGATGAATGCCTTCAATGTTTACTCCTACGCAGAGGTGGTCGACAGCAAACTGCGTTACCCGAATACAGCACTGCTCTACGTCGAGTTTGATGCCGCCCAGTTTAACGGCAATGCACCTAAAGTTACCTGCAGGCCAAAAGGCCGCAGGATTCGGGTGCCGTCGAACTACAACCCCGTCACCCGGGAGTATACCGGCGCGTGGGACGGCAATTTTGTGTGGGCGTTCAGTAATAACCCTGCATGGATTTTTTATGACCTGGTGCTGAATAAAATTTTCGGAATGGGAAACCGTGTCGATGCCTCCATGATTGACAAGTGGGAGCTATATTCCATCGCAGCTTACTGCGATGAAAAGGTATCTAACGGCGCTGGCGGTACTGAACCGCGTTTTACCTGTAACGTTTATATCCAGAGCCAGCAGGACGCGTATAACGTTCTGAAGGATATCGCAGCAATCTTCCGGGGAATTACCTTCTGGGGGAATAATCAGATTTTCGTCAATGCCGATATCCCGCAGGTGACGTCTGACGGGCATGTTGACCCTGACTGGACCTATACGGCTTCAAACGTCATCAACGGCCTGTTCACGACCGCAGGCGGTTCTTATAAAAACCGTTATTCATCCTGTCAGGTCAGCTATTCCGACCCTCAGAATCACTACACTGATACCGTGGAAACCGTTTACGACTCTGAGCTGGTGGCACGATACGGCGTGCAGGAAATGCAGCTGACGGCAATTGGTTGCACCTCGCAGAGTGAGGCGCATCGCAGGGGGCGGTGGGCGCTCTTAACCAACGCCAAGGATGGCTCCATATCATTCGGCGTTGGACTTGACGGGCATATCCCATTACCGGCTTCAATCATCGCCGTGGCCGATCCTTTCCTGGCTGGCAGGCAAAACGGCGGGCGTATTCACGCGGTAAACGGTCGTTCAGTGACGCTGGACAGGGTAATTGATTATGCGGCCGGCGATCGCCTCATTCTTAACACGACTGACGGAAAGACGCAGACGCGAACCATCAGCGCAATCAGCGAAGATAAGCGCACCGTAACTGTCAGCACGGCATGGGCATCCGTGCCTGTGGCGGGTGCGGTCTGGAGCATCGACAGCGACGATCTGGCCGTGCAGTACTACCGCGTCACATCGGTAATGGCTAACGATGATGGCACGTTCACCGTCTCCGGGGTGCAGCATGATCCCAATAAATATCGATACATTGATGATGGCGTGCGCATTGAAAGCCCGCCCGTAACCGTTACACCGATTGGGGTAATGAAACCGCCAGCCAATATCAAAATCTCAGAGAGCAGCTTTGCATCACAGGGGCTGTCAGTGGCAAGTATGGAAGTCTCCTGGGATAAGGCCGAGGCTGCAATTCGCTATATGGCGCAGTGGCAAAAAGATAATGGTGACTGGGTGAACGTAGGGCAGACCAGCGCAACGGGCTTCACTATCCAGGGCATTTATGCCGGGGTATATGATGTCCGCGTCCGTTCGGTCAATGCTGCAGATGTGTCATCGCCGTGGGGCAACGCAGAGACGACCACCCTCAACGGCAAAGTCGGCAAGCCGGGCACGCCTGTGAGCCTGTTCGCTACAACCAACGTTGTGTGGAATATCGATCTCACCTGGGCATTCCCCGCTGGCTCCGGCGACACCGCTTACACCGAACTCCAGGTGTCCACCACAGCAGATGGGCAGAACCCGCAGTTTCTGACCTATGTCCCATACCCCGGCGTCAGCTATCAGCACGGGCCCATGCCTGGTGGCGTTCGCCGCTGGTACCGGGCGCGGCTGGTGGACAAAATCGGCAATGTGGGTGACTGGACGGCGCTTGTGGGCGGCGCAACAAACGTCACTGCAAGCGAGCTGATTGATGACACTGTTAAGGAGTTTCTGACGTCACCGGACGGCCAGGCGCTGCTTGACCCGCTCATTACTGACCCGGAAGCCGCACTAAAGGACATTCTGGCGGGCTACGAAAACGTGAAACAGCAGTGGTCGCAGTATGGTGAAAACCGCGCTGGCATCATTGAGGCGAGCAAGGTGGCAACGGATGCGCAGTCATCGGTCGCCAGCCTGGCAACGGTTGTAACTGCCAACTACAACAACCAGCAGGCTGCAATTAAGCAGAAGTTCGACGCCTATGCTGATGTCGATAACCCCTCAGCCATTTACACGCTGAAGACCGGCATCAGATATAACGGCACGAACTACGATGCGGGCCTGTCAGTGGCCGCAACAGTCAACGGCACCAGCGTTGATACGCGCGTTGCTGTGAACGCTAATCAGTTCGTTGTCATCAGTGGTTCACAGGGTAATTATTACTCCCCGTTCATCATTAAAGACGGCCAGGTACTGATTAACCAGGCATTCATTGGCACCGCCTGGATCGGGCGCGGCAATATCACTGATGTGCTTCAGTCAGATAATTGGGTTGCGGGCCAGTCCGGCCTTTCTCTTGACTTCAAAAACGGGGTGATTGAAAACTATGGCTCAACCGCTGGCGAAGGTAAAATGAAGCAGTCTAACCAGACGATCAGCGTTGCTGACGGCAACGGAGTTCTTCGGGTCCAGATTGGTCGTATTACGGGGGTATTCTAAGATGGCTGAATGGGGCATAGCTACTTGGGATGCTAATGGAGTTGACAACAACACGGGCCTGGTTCGAGTTCTGGTCTTGGGCACTGCAACCCTTTCAGACGGGCAGACTACAGGGACGTGGTCTTACACCGTGCCTACCGGAATGCGCATAGATTATCTTTTTCAAAACACTTCAGGTACGGGGACAATGGATCGCCGGAAGTTCACCATAAACGGCGGAACAGTATCTATATCAGCGGTAGGCTCTGATTATTCCGCAGGAACAGAGCCACGTTCCGCAGGACGCGTTGTTTTTTATTTAAGGACAGCTTAATGGCTAATTATGGTGCTTTCCTTACAGACCAGCAGGGTAATCCTTATTATATCCTTGACACGCTTCCTCTGTGCTTAATAGAGAAAAAATCTTTTAATATAACCGGTGGTAGAGTAATAAGCGTTATACATCCTAACGACAGCACTTTCAGGTTGGTTTTCTGCCGGACCAATGTAGCAGGTAGTTCATTTTCTTATTATCTCGACACGGTGACAACCGGAAGCTATGTAGTAGACAGCAGAGGCGCTGCGAGCGGGTTTACACTGGATGTCTATGTATTTGGATATCAATACCAGACACCGCCTAAGTACGGGATAGCTATATGGGATTCAGCCGGGCGTTGCGTGATAACAAACGAAACGAAGGTTTTAAGAGGTATTGAAGTCGTAGGAAACCAGGCAGATCCCAACGCTTCAGGTTACAACGCCGCCGCCACTTTAGTTGGTGAGTGGGCTGTAGCGCCTGACGTAATGGGAAGTTTCAATGGAGTGATAAACCAAGGCGCACAGGTGTACCCAATCCAGGCAATTGCTTATACCTCGGCATATAAATCGGGGAGCAGCACGGTAATAAAATCTGAATTCGTTGGAGACTCAGGCAGTGGGGCTAGTAATGTTCAGTTTTACAACCGCAGAAACACTATAAAAGCGATAAATGTAAGCATGTACTAATTCGATCGTAACGATCGAAAGTTCAAATTATACGATATCAAAAAAGAGATTAATATTAATGAAACTTATTTAGGGATTTCACTATGTGTAAGTCATTAATTGTTTTTTTAATGATCTTCTTAACTGGTTGCAGTGGCTTTCTTGAGAAGCAGCAGCCAGTTTGTGAAGGTGTTGCATTGCTTTCTGGCAAAGAAACCACTGTACAAATTTATGCTGTACGCCAGCAGGCAAATCAGACCCAGTACAAAGCCGGATACCCATTTAACTGGCAATGGGTCAGTAAAAACAATTTCAGCAGAACATCCTGCGATAAATAACTCGCTTTAATATCAATGACCCGGCCACCGCGCCGGGTTTTTTATTGCCCGGAGATAACCATGCCAGCAGGCACTATTGCGTTAACCAATAACTCAGCCACCGTGGGTGGCACCGGAACTGCGTTTACTACTGAGCTGAAAGCAGGCGACTTTATCGGCGTTACTGTGGGCGGTGCGCCCTATACCATGATTGTCGCGTCGATCGCTTCAAACACGCAGCTCACCATTGCGCAGGCGTACAACGGACCAACGGCCAGCGGATTGGCCTGGTACGGCGTTCCGTCAACACTGAAGTATGCAATTACTCAGCAAGTCCTGAATGATATGGCAACGAACCAGCGTGGGATGATTGCGCAGCTGGCGAACTGGCAGAAGATTTACAGTGACGCTGAATCGGTGACGGTAGAGCGACCTGACCGCAGCACGTTCACCGGCCCGAGTTGGGGCTATATGGCGGCACAGTATGGACGGCTGGGAAATTCGGCAACTCGCAATGTAGGGAATACTACGAATACAGTTGCGGCAGGTGATGATTCCAGGCTTAATACTTTAGACGGTAAGTCAGGCGGAACTGTGACTGGCAACACCAGATTTAACACTACCAGCGTGCAAATAACGCCCACTTCTGACGTCAACGGCTGGGCATCTTCACTGGCTTTCACCGCTAACGATGTTGCAAAGTCAAATATGGCGGTGGCATACACGGATAACTATGGCGACTTTACCCTGCAAACGGGGGGGGTTGGCGGTGCAAAACTTTTCAAATTTGGGAAAACTGGTAACGGGACAGCACTTAACGGATCATGGGTTTCAGCATCGACCGCTGGTCTCGCGGTAGAGGCCGGTGAGCGAAACCGGGTCGAGATTAACAATACAGCCAGCGGTGGCAGCACCGGTAATCCGGTCGGGTGGACGGTTTACCGCTGGTACAACGAGCTGACGCAGACAGGAATCAGACGTGCCGGTGATACGTCAATCCAGTCATATTTTATTGCCATGACTGGTGCAGGCTCCTGGGAGTTTCAGAAGTCAGGGAGTGCAACAGCACCGGGTAGCTGGGTGAATGGCTCAGATGAGCGCCACAAAACTAAAATTACGGCCGTGCCGGATGCTCTGGCGTCCGTTCTGAGCTGGAGAGGGGCTACATACGTCAAGAAAGACGGAGCGGCTGAGGTTGGATTGATTGCTCAGGATGTGGAAAAGGCGTGCCCGGTTGCTGTCAGCACGAATGGTGACAGAACATTCCAGGATGGCACAGTAATCCCTGACTTCAAGTACCTGAACACATCAGGTGCTGCGGCCGCATTTCACACCGAAGCCATTAAGGCGTTGTTCAGCATTGTAGAAATGCTGGCCCTTGATAATCCAGAAGTGCTGGCAGTGGTGGATAAAATAAAAGCCAGCGCTGAGGAGATTGGTAAGCGTGAGGTTGAAAGCGAGGCGACCTGGAAAGACGAGCCACCAGTGCTGGATGTACCCAGCAATGAGGAATCACAAAGTGGTAGTTAAATTTTCTGAGAGATCATCATCCTGACAATTCTCCCCATGCACCCGGTTGATCATTGCCACCATTCGATCAAATAATACTGTATATCCAAACAGCATTGAGGTGCATCATGGGCAGAAGAGACGACATCCCCGCAGCATTCCGGGCGAGCATACAGATAGCTGCTAACGGGCGGCGCACGGTCGCCACCACGGACTTCGTCGCGGCGCTGGCGTTGGCGTTGGTCAATTATGAATGGTCACTGGCCGAGGCCAATCGCTGGATTGAGCACTATCAGAGCACCTTTAAAGACGTGTCCACCGAAGAAGGTGAGCGCCTGACGTTCCTGCTGTTTAATCCCAACAACGGGGGATACTGATATGGGTTTCCCATCCCCGGCTACCGACTACATCGAAGACAGCATATGCCTGAACCGCCTGTTCATCCCACATCCATCTGCGACATCGCTGGTCGAGTTCGGCGGCCTGCAGTACGTCATTGACCGCTCATTGGCTCCTGGAAACGGCTCTGTGATTTGCTACGAAATATTTGGCGAAGTGGCAATCGGCAAAATGATGGGGCGAGCGATTATCACGCCGGATGGGGATGCGATTGAAGGTGAAGCGTTGAGCGAGGTGATTGTGATCGGGACCGTGGTGCTGACGATTACGCAGCATCATGACTTTAACGGGCCGTTAATTTGACGAAGGGATCATCTGCTGAAAGTTTTGCATACCAGCGGTGCAGACGCCGGAGGACTCAGTCAGTAACATCCGCATACGAGAAATGGAGCAGACAGCAGGGGGCGAGGAGTAAAACAGCTATAGATTACGCTGGCACTAAAATTTCAGCAAAAAAATGCCCGCGAAAATTATTGCGGGCAGAAATCCTTGTTACGCAGAGACATGGCTCTGTGAGGTTGACACTATCTTGTGCCAATTTGAGTTTAGTCGGGCCAACGAGAAATGCAAGGTAGGAAAAAAGCCTGCGTTACACAGGCATAAATTCGGTCAAGGGAAAGGGAAACCAAACGCAGCACAGGCTGCTACGCTAATGTACAAGTTGCTGGCCGGAAAGATAGCAGTATCATCGAATGTTAAGTAAATGTTCTACGCAGTCACCGGCAGGCATAAAAAAACCCGGCTTAGGCCGGGCGGTATAATCTGCACCATAAAAGGAACCAGCAATGATCCCTAACATGAGGGTAGTCCTAAACTGCATCTTCGCAAGCTGTGAGCCAAAAAACTGGTACAAAAGCACGCCGCGGTGGCCGGGTATTCTACTTAGAGACTCTGCACTAAAATCTCTACAGCTTTTCCGTATCTTTCCAGTGGTTCATTGTTAATCTGAGGCTCTGTGTCGTGAATTTGATACCTGCCAGGCTTGATATCAAATAGCGGTTTGCCTAAGTGAGAAGACACAATGGCCACAGAGTGGTTGTCAGGTACTGTAAATGTCTTAAGCTCGCCACCTTGAAAAGAGCTGGGTTTAGATTTCTTAAGGTTTTCTGCTCTTGATAGGATTTCATCAAACATTGCAGAAAAGGCTTTGCTAGCTCGCTTATCATATTCAGTAGAGCGGTTAAAAACCAAAGAATGTATCACCGGCACCGCTAAACCGAAGTGGATGCATCGATCATAGAAGTTAACAGATCGGTAATCATTCTGAACCCCAACACCGTAGACAAGCTGGCTAAGGTTGTCTACGGCCCTCGCCGAAGACCCATCGCTTGAGCATGGGACAATTATGGCATTTGCAGCAATCAGAGAAAGCTCGGTATAAGCTGAAAAACTAGGGTTGCAATCTATGAAACATACTGTATTTTCAATTCCTTGCTGCTGAGCACAAGCAACCAAAAGGTCACGAAGCCACAGATGGATACTTTTCCAAGAATCAACGGGCAGGTTCACGCTGCTAAGTTGGTTAATGACCTGAGCTTGAACTTCTAAACTAGGATCGCCAGCGATAAGAAACACATTTTCGGGAATGCTTTTATTTGTTCCATGAACTGGAATCAAAAAGCTTGTTTCTGAGCCAGTAATCATATGTGGGCTTCGAGTTCTTCTGTCAAAGTATCCGCCAACGGTTCTTCGCTGCTGGATTAGGTCAGCAAGCCTTGCTGCTCCTGTACCATTACCTCCAAGGAGGATTTCAGAAAGATTCGCCTGTGGGCACATGTCAGCAAAAATTACGCGTTTATCTGGGTTTTGGCGCGCATATTCGGTTGCCATAGCAAATGAGAGATAGGTCTTACCCACTCCGCCTTTGTTGTTCCAGATCGCATATGATTTCATGGTGTCATCGCCGCCTTGTACTTCTTGTTTTTCTTTAATGGACATTTTAACAGCTCCTTATTAACAATCCAGGTGTATCCTTGGGTTTTGAGGTAACCAGCGAAATTACCACTCAGGTTAACAATCCAATCACCTATGCTTACCTTGCCTCAAGTCTCACCATAATAGAAATTTAGCTTACCCGAACGTCCCTTCCGGCCCCTAGCCAAAGAAGCAGCCATGTGCATCAATTCGGACCATCTCTAACGCATCGGTAAGCGTATCGGCTGCTTGATACAGTTCCCACTCATCATTAGCTCGCATCCAATAAACCCTCCATTCCTTTTTTGTTCTAAAATAGGTGATCTTGGCCGACGTGAGAACAAAGAATTCTCCAGACTCTCCACGCCAAACTGGACGCCGCTCGCCTATCTCAATGGATTGTTCGTCTATGGAGTAAACGATATCGAGTTCGTTTCTGACATGTGCTGGCGGCCTGATGCTTTCAACAAACGCGCCGACTTCTTTTTTCACTGCAAAATATTCCAGATCATTAAAGGCCATCACTCCTCCTTGATTAACCCGAACGCCTTTTCTAGCGACTATTGACTGGGATTATCTCTTCTGTAGAGAGCCCATTCATCAATCCTCTCTCCGCTAGGAAGAGTACAGTAGCCGACTTCACCTGCAGGCTCTTTTACAATCTCCGGGCTGCCTCCCACTTTCTGACAGTAGACCGATGCAGGGTTTGCCAAGCCGACCTGATGGGGGTGTTCTTGTTTGGCCGAACATGCAGACAGAAGAGCAGGTAACGCCAGAAAAATTAAACGGGTCATAACTTAGCTCTCATGGGCTGATGGAAAGGAGTAGAAAGGTTAAGAATCATCATCACTTTCTCCCCGATAAATTGAACCTGTTCCTCTCTGCTTCATTTCTCTGGCATGCTTGGAATAGTCTTCGCCACATTCAGCCGAACAGAATGCAGTATCTGCAACAATAGGCTCATCCTCGCACCAGATGCACAGGCCATCTTTGCTCTTAAGGGCTGGCTTACGACCGGAAATAGCCAGAGTTATCAGAGCCGCTTCGAGTTCCTGCGCTACATCAGCATCATCCATAAAGTTTACCTTTTCAGACTTACACCAAGAAGATAGGTAAGATTAACTCAAGTAATAAAATAGCATTAGTGGTCTTTTATCCAGCTTGGATGCATGAACAGTGATGAATGCAATTACATAACAGCGCAGAAGTTAAACATCATTTGCCAGCCACATATCAGCCTCTTCAAACATCTCCTCAATCACAGCAGCCAGCTTTGCCTTATCGCCTTTACTGGCATCGGTATTAATGCTGCTGTTAGTGACCATCGGCTTAACCTTCACCTCAGCAGCCGGAAACACACGGTGTACTCGCTTCTCCAGTTCAGCCAGGATCAGCTCCCTGGCGTTCGGGAATTCGGCCACATTGCGCTTGTCGTAAATGAGTTCAACGAACATTTTTTTACCCTCAATTTATACTGGTTGGATATACAGTAATTTATCAGCGAACAATCTTCGTGTAAATCAATAGCTGTATTGCTTTGGAGTGGCTCTACATTACGGGGAAGAACTACGTGAGGGGTTAAACTCAATGCGGGTGTGTACATTAATGGGTACACAAAAAAGGCTATAATCAATGCAACTTATTGATTATAGCCTTATAATTGTGAGTATTCCCTATTTCCATTTAACTAAGGGGACCGCGGCGCGCAGTATAGCGCAATTATCGCCGCGGATTAACCAGTTACCTGACTGA